AGGGCAAAGAACATCGGTAATTGTGAACCAGATTGGTTGCCCGCCGCCGGAACCGCCGCCAGCGAACCGACCAATCAACGCCCGGTCATCCGATTCCTCATTCGCTCGATGATGCCCGTAAACAACAAACGGCCCCGAGCCTTCCTCGACTTCCCATGACCCAACAATCGGCGAATACTCAATTCCGGGTTCGCTCGGATCTGTCCCGGTCATGATGACAACGCCGAACCGAAACGCCCAGCCAACGCCAGTTTCTGTCGACGACGGGACAGCAATCGGAAACTGCGAATTGAAAAGAAACTCGCCATCTGTCGACGTCGGCTTTTCGACGTCAATTGCCGTCACGTTGGTAATGTTCCGCGTGCCCGTAACTCTCATGCACGCATAGGCGGGAATGACCTCGCTGCCTGTGTTGTAGACGAACACGCGATGCGGAGATGGCTCGTCAAGTGTACGGCGGTTCGGAAAGTTCTGCGTTTGCTGCGCGGGCAATTGCTTGCGGCGAAGATAATCCTGCCACAGTTCGCGACCTTGCTCCGGAGTAAACCACGCTGCTTCCACGTTATGAGGCCACCTTAATGAGTGTAACCTGAACCGGAGTTGATGCCGTGTCTGAATCAAGATACGTGGTCGCCAGCGTTCCGACTCGCGGAAGATACGCCACTTCACCGGGAGGAACGTCAAACCACTTCACAAACGATCCCGCTGAGTCACCGCCGACTGAAATGATTGCCGTGGCGTGTAGGTTCTCAATTCGGCAGGCTGCACTGTCTGTAACGTCACCGGCTGCAATGACCTCGTGAGTCGTTCCAACGACTTGAACGTTCTGTGTTTTTAGTTCAGACGTCGTCGTTTTTTCCACCACCTTCATCGGCGGATTATCGACAACAACGCTGTCACGAGCAAACTGCAGTTGCGATGTGAACTTGAATGAATTGGCCATTACAAAAGCCCCAGTGCTGCATAAGGCAGTGCGTTATAGATTTGCGTGTATTTCCAGATTGCGGCGTTTGGGTCCAGTTCTTGTGTGCCGTTCAGTTTTAACAGGACAGGTTTCGTCACCTCTTGCCCGTTAAGGTCTCTGGCTCGCACTGGAAGAACCGTCGTTCCGGGTGTTGATGATCCGTTAATCAAAAGCCCCTCGTGCCTCCATCGCTTGTACCACGCCTGAGCCGACGTCGCACCCATCAAAGGCAAACGAAACTGAATGCGTGCTGTTACGTCCCATTGTTCCAATGGCAGTCCAAACTTGAATTGATTCTTTGCAGAGTATCCGACGATTCGTGCGGTGCCTGGCGGCCATCCAAGAAACGTGTCTGAGTTTGTGGCGTGTCGATAAGCTGCTAATGCGTAGGCATTGAACGTAAAGAACTTGCGACGAATCACGGCCACCGGGTCTGAGATTTCCATCGTCAGCCCCTCAACCTGCTCATAGTTGGCAGTAACGATCGCGACGCCGTTGTAATCACGGTCGATTGGTTCTGTCGATGTTGAGTCCGACCACTCAATGTCAACTGTCGCGTCAAATCGTTTGCCCTCATACTGCAGGCTCACGATTGACGATATTGGCCCGACATTTTCAACCGTTTTAACCTTGAGGAACGAATCAACACCCGAAACGTGCCGCGATCCATAGGCCGGCAGCAGTCCCGTTTCCTTAATCACTTCGGATTTATCGGCGACAGCGTGTGTGACAAAATACGCCTCGGAATGGCTGTACGTCGTCGCGAAATTGTCGTACTTTTCCGACGTGCTGCTGCCACCTTCACGGGACCACATTTTTGTTGCGTCGATAACCGCCATCAGACAATCGCCTCCATCTGCATCGTGTTCGATGTATTGCTTTCGATGCCCCTCCAGATTTCCATCTGAGCAGGATCAGCCTGAACAAGAATTGGAGCCCGCGGCGGTTTCGGTGGTGGTGGATCCTTCAACAGTCGAATGATTTCCTGCATCTGATCGGGTAGCCGCATTCCGGGTCCGCGTGTCAGCAAACGGCCCTCGGTTACCGGCGTTCCTTGCATGAGAACTGACGGACGCATTTTCAAATCAATGCTGCTTGCCGCGTTCTGCACTTCGGTCGACAGCGTTGACCCGACGCCAAGCATTCTTTCTTTCATTTTGTCGGAAAACTGCTCACCAAGACGCCCGCCAACCGCCCCAATTTTTTCAGCCAGATCCTTTTCGCGTTCCGTCAATTGCCTTCCTGCAATTTCAGGAAGCGAGGTCATTGATGTTTCAAACCCTTCAAGATACGACCTGCCAGAAATCTCACCCAATTTTGCAATAATGTCAGTAGTGCCACCGCTTTCAATGAAGTCCCACATTGCCGCCATAGCGTCGACAATTTTGCTAATGTGGTTAGTCACAATGGCATACGCCGCCCCAAACGCATCTCGCAAAATGTTTACGAAGTTTTCTTTCCACCATGTGACATACGCCGGAATCACCTGCGTGAAGGCGTGCATCACTGATTCTGAAATAGTGATCATTGCCAGTTCGGCCGCCGCTTTCGCGATCTCCCAAACGCTGCCGAGATTTGTGACGATGACTTCCAGAAAGGTGAACGCACCAACAATGATATTGATTGCTGCGACGACCTTTTCTTTCACCCAGTCCATTACGGGGCCAATATTTGCCAGAATGTCTGTGGCGTATTCAACTGCTGGAGCAAGCAGCGAATCGAGCGACGTCGCCAACTGCTGCAGCCCTGCATTGATCAGCACCCGAATCGGGGCGATGATTTTTCCGATCGATTCCATCAGCGTGGACATTGCAGAATCGGCACGACGGCCCGAGCCTGCAACCGTCGTCATGTCGGCTGCTTGCTGTGCCAATCCCTGATTGGCAATCGCCATCACGGCCGCAAGTCGTTCCTGATTCGTCCGCATGTACATGATCTGCGGATTCACGGCTGCAAATGCGTCGAAATTGCCTTCGAGGGCCGCTTTCAAATCGCCCATTGCAGACGATGAATCTTTTCCCATCGCCGCGCCGAGTCCAATAGCGGCCTTGGCTGCATCGTCCATCTTGCCGGTGGCAAAGCCCATTCCTGACGCTTGCTGCATCAATGCAAGGGCTGCATTGTCCGACACGCCGGTCATCTTTTCAATTGACTTGGCAACGTCCTGCATCCCTTTAGATGCTTCAGACGCTCCGCGAATTTGCAACGCTGCATTCAGCTTTTTGATTGACTCGGTCTGTGCATCATAAGCGGCACTTGCCGCTTTAATTCCGCCTACTGCAGCCATTGCGGTCTTTGCGACTGCCAGCAATGCAAGCAACGGCGCAAGTGTAGCCATTAGCCCGTTTGCGGCTATTTTAACCTTGCTGATACCTTGCGACATGTTATCCGCTTGAACTTTTGACGCTGCAAACGCTGGCGGAACTGTTTGTTTGATACTTGCCGCTGATTGCTGTATTGCACCCGATGCCTTGAGCGATTGAACTGCCATTTGTTGCGACTGCAACTTGACTGCAAACATTTGCTCCTCAAGCTTTGCAAGCCCGTCATTTGCGGAGTCCATCGCTGAACCAGCGTTATTCTTTCCGCCGATGACAAAATCAATGCCGTTGCTCACAGGTTTCGCCTTTTGTCTCTTTCGCTTTCGACTCGATATTCTTCGCTTCGCAAAATGCTTTTGAGTTCAAACCACCACGCAGACTGATCAAGAATGCCACCGACAACTGGCAAGTGATGCTCACTGGCTGTCACGATTTGAATATCACTGTTTAGTTCCGGCCCGATAAATTTCATCGGGCAGCAATCAACTTTGAACCATCCTTCTTCGCAGTGCTTACAGTCTTTGTCGTCACCACCACATTCTGGGCACTCGATTTCCGCAGGCTGCTCTGGTGTTACAATGTCGCGACAACGACCGACGCAGGATTTACAGAGTTCACCACATCTGACAAGGGCTGCGACTCGGATTTTTTTTTATCCTCTGGAGTCGCTGACGTGGATGCCGCTAGGAACGTGAACACCTCAACAAGCTCATCAAGCGTCAGGACATCGCCGATGGTTTCGCGGCTGAATGCGACAGGGATATTCTCCCAGCCAGTCAGGCACATTGCCGCCGCGTCAAGTAAAGCGTCCATGCTTGCTGCAATGTCGCCACCGCCCAAACCTTGCAGCAGTGCGACCAGTTTTCGTTGCTGGTTTAGTGTCGGCGTTTTGGCGAATATCTTCGGCTGCGGAGTCTTGTCGACGTCGCAGGCCAGAACCATTGTGAGCTTGGATGAAGGGTCAAGACTTCGAGGCATATAGATCAATCAAAAGTGATAGTGAGTTCAGTATCTGCAGAACTGCCCGCAGTACACAGCCAGGTCAAATCGTCCGACATGATTCCGTTGCGGTCGCCCTGCTGCTTGTTCTCAAGCTGAGCTTTCGGGGCGGCAATGGTGATCGAATTTCCGGTTGCTCCAATCTGCATCGAAAACGCCTGAGCGGAACTTGTCAGCCAAAGAGCGTCACGGTCCTGCGTGGCGACCAGCACCGATTCCGGATTCGCCGTGATCACTGGAGCCCTATCCGTGACGATGGCTGACACGTAGCCGCTGCGATCGCTGGCATTGACGCATTCACGCATCGTGACAGTATTGCCTGAGTCGATCTCGACGGATGCCGTGCAAAGTGCGACAGAGTTCCACGTCAACGCTCCCTGAGCAACACGAAGCGGCAACACGGTCGGATAGGTTGGGGACAGAATCGCGTCG